CATCAGTCTAGCAGGTAAAGGTGTAGCAGGTACAGTATCAGGCAACACTGTCACACTAGACTGTAAAGCTGTAGTATTACCAGTAGGTGTACAGGGTACGTTTACTGTAGGTGATGAAACAATAAATGCAGTACAGTTTGACTATGAGTCAATTAAAGCTGATTACAGTAGACCACGTACAATATACATTGCGGCAGCTTCGTCTAATACAAACACGTCACATGTACGTGCAGCATAATAGGAATATATAATGTCATTAAAGTGGCCTAACAAAGACCCAGATGAACTAGCTGATTACAGCATTGATTGGTCACGTTTTATTACACCTGCAACTATTAACAGTGTTACGTGGTCGGTTGATAACGCAGATGGTGTTAAAACGGAATTAGTTCCTAGTGGTCAAGTAGTACATGGAATACAATTGGTATCTGCAACAAACACAGATAGTGTTGCAACAGCACGTATGGGTTTAGGTACAGATAATATTAAATATAGACTGTATTGCACAATAACCACTTCTGACGGATTAATATTTGAACGTACTGTATTCCTACGTGTAAGGGAAAAATAATGGCATATAACTTTCTTGGACTTGTAAATGAAGTAAACCGTAGGCTCAATGAAGTAGAGCTTACAAGTTCTAACTTTGCTACAGCTACAGGTTATTATAATACAGCTAAAGACTCAGTTAACTCTGCTATTCGTCACATCAATCACGAAGAGTTTGGTTGGCCTTGGAATCACGTAGAAGAAGAAGATATACTAACTGCAGGTGTCACACGTTATGGATATCCTTATGATGCTAAAACAATTGACATGAACAGTTTTCGTATCAAACGTAATAGTAGCTTAAATATCACAACAACAAAGTTACAAAGCATTACATACCAAGAATATCTTGACAAGTATTCTGACTATGAGTACAATAGTGATACAGGTATACGTGGTAAACCAAGATACGTAAGTAGAACACCTAGTCAAGAATTTATTATATTTCCTACACCTGATAAAGCTTATGAACTAGTATATGAATATTATCGTAATCCTGTAGAGTTAGAATTATACGATGATGTACCTACAGTTCCACAAGAGTTTAAACACGTAATCACTGATGGTGCTATGTATTATGCCTATCAATTTAGAGGTGACAATCAGTCTGCTCAACTGTCTCAACAAAAGTTTGAACAAGGCATTAAGTATATGCGTAGTCTACAAATTAATACATATGAGTATGTACGTTCTACTGTAAAATATAGCAATCCAAATACATTTGGTTTATTGAAAGTATAAGACATGACTACAGCTTGGTCCACATTCCCTGTACAGTTTACAGGTGGTTTGGTTACTAACATCAGCCCATTGCAACAGGGTATGAATGCTGTAGGCTCTGCATTTATTCTGCAAAACTTTGAACCGTCACTTGATGGTGGGTATCGTAAAGTAGCAGGATATACTAAACTAGATGATGCACAGTTAACTGGTAGTGGTGTAACACAAGCATTAGCAGTTGTAGAAAACGCAGATGAAGAACGTTTTATTGCGGCACGTAGTGGTGTATATTATTTAATTAATACAACAGATGCTACACCTGCTTGGACATCTCTTGTGACTGCCAGTGATACTGGGTTTACTAGAGCTAGACACGTAAGTTATAACTTTAACAATGCTTTGAAGATTGTGTTTGTTGATGGTGTAAACTATCCTGCATATTACACGGATAGCACACAGGCTATGACTTATATAACTGGCAGTGGCACAGGTAACAGTGCAGTTGAGGGTGCAAGTACAGTAGAATTGTTTAAGAGTACACTGTTCTTTGGTAATGGTTCTGAATTAATCTTTACTGCACCATACTCAGACACAGACTTTGATCCCGCTAACGGTGCAGGTAGCATTGGTCTTAACTCAGAGATTACTGGCCTTAAAGTTTATCGTGACTCATTGATCGTATTTTGTCGTGACAAGATTATGCGACTAAATGGTAACAGTGCTGCTGACTTTACTTTAAGTGCAATTACAGAAGACCTTGGTTGTTTAAGTGCAGATACAATTCAAGAAGTTGGTTCTGACATTATGTTTCTTGGTCCAGACGGACTACGTACATTAAGCTCAACGGAACGTATCGGTGACTTTGGTATTGATGTTGCATCAAAGAATATACGTCCAACTGTAAATGAATTACAGTCTTATGCAGGAAGTTTTTCTAGTACAGTAATTCGTGGTAAAGCACAGTACCGTATGTTTGGCTATGTTAACGGTGAAAAGGTTGGTATAGCTAAGGGTGTACTAGGTACTAAGTTTATTGACCAAGGTGGTACAGGCTTTCAGTGGGCTGAGACAAAAGGCTACAAAGTTTATATTGCTGACTCTCAGTATATTAGTGACAACGAATATGTAATCTTTTCAAACAATGATGGTTATGTGTATCGTATGGAAAGTGGTACATCACGTGATGGTGACAATGTTGTAGCTATCTATGAATCACCGTTTATGCCTGTTACCGATCCACAGAAACGTAAAACATTTTATAAACTTGATCTGTATATCAAACCATTTGGTGCAATTAACATTGATTGTAATCTTAGATATAATCAAAATGATAAAAACAAAATACAACCTGCAACAATATCAATTGTGTCAGACGCAGGTGGCGGTGGTTTCTTCGGTAATAATTTAGCAGTATATGGTACAACTGCATACGGAGAACCTCGCACACAATCATTTAATAATAATATTGTAGGTTCAGGTAATACAGTAGCATTAAGAATAGAAGATGATAGTTCTAATTCAGCATTTTTGTTAGACACAGCAATACTTGAATTTGCTGAAAACAATAGGAAGTAAGGAAAACTTATGGGTACAGGTTACGTAAGAGCAGATACAGCCAACAACATTTCTAATGGTAATGTTATTGATGCTGATGACCTAGATAACGAGTTCAATGCTGTTGAAGCAGCATTTAATGCTAGTACGGGCCATACTCACGATGGCACTACATCAGAAGGTGCACCTATTGAAGTCATTGGACCAACACAGGACGTTGTAGCTACGGCTACTGTACTACGTCCTAAAACTACAAACACTGTGGACCTTGGTACATCTAGTCTGAAATATAAAGATGCTTATCTAGCAGGTGATCTTAACTTAGATGGTTCTATTACATCTACAGGTGCAGTTAGCTTAGGTTCAACTGCTATCACAGGTACACTATCTGTATCAACAAACACAACACTTACAGGTACTCTTGCAGTTAACGGTAACACAACACTTGGTGATGCAGCTTCAGACACGGTTACAGTAAATGCAGATATTGCTTCAAGTCTTATTCCTTCTGTTGATGACTCTTACGATCTTGGTGCCACTGGTTCTGAGTGGCGTGACGCCTATATTGATGGCACTGCTTACATTGATACTGGCTCTATTGATACTGCAAATGTGGGAACTTTAGCTGTATCAGGTAATGGTACAATTACGGGTAACCTTACTGTTGATGGTAGTATTAATGCTACAGTTGTAGGTACTGCATCTACAGCAAATACACTTACAACTGCACGTACTATTACTATTGCAGGTATTACATCAGGTGCGGCTAACTTTGATGGTTCATCTAATATTACTATCACCACAACAGGTCTTACCCTAAGTGGTACAGCAGTAACTTCTACAGGTGCAGAGCTAAACTTACTTGATGGTGTAACAGCCACTACTGCAGAGATTAACTACCTAGACGGTGTAACGTCAAACATACAGACACAACTTAATGCAAAACTTGAAAGTATAGACATAAGTTCTTACACAGGTGATGTTGACATTACTGGTGAACTTGTGGTAGACTCTTACAATGAAACGTATGCAGCTATTACTTCATCTAGTGGTACAGCTACAATTGACTGTGAAGCAGGTAATGTATTCAGCCATACATTAACGGAGAACACCACGTTTACATTTAGCAATCCACCATCAAGTGGTACAGCTTATGGTTTCTCACTGAAGATTGTACAGGATGCAAGTGCTAGTGGTTATACTGTAACGTGGCCTAGCTCAGTAGATTGGCCTAATGGTAATGCACCAACACTTACAAGTACAGCTTCAGCAGTAGATCAGTTTGTGTTTTACACACATGATGGTGGTACAACATGGTATGGCTTTGTAGCAGGACAAGCATTAGGATAATATAATATGAGTAACATTAAAAAGTTAATGATGACTGCAGCAGGTGGTGACGCCCTGAACGTAGAAGATGTGTTCAGCACTTATGTGTATGTGGGGAATGGTTCTACACAGACGATCACCAACGGTATTGACCTTAGTGGCGAAGGTGGGTTGGTTTGGACCAAACAGAGAACAGGTGCAACCTCATCTAATGTTTTAGTTGACACTGAGCGAGGTACTAACGCTGTTATTTATTCAGATTTAACTAACGCTGAGTATAACACTGGTACAAATACCCTAACAGCGTTTAATAATAACGGATACGATTTAGGCAGTAATACTAACTTTAATAGAAATAACGAAGATAATGTCTCTTGGACATTCCGCAAAGCCCCTAAGTTCTTTGATGTGGTGACTTATACTGGTAATAACGTAAATAATAGAGCTATACCTCATAATTTAGGCACTACCCCAGGGTTCATTATTACAAAAGCAACTAGCACAGCGGGATATAATTGGATTGTTT